GCAGTTTGTAATTTATTGACAAAACGTGTAAATTTCACCTCATCTCTGGAAATCTCTGTTGCTCTGCCTATGGTATAGTTTGCTTCTGATTCTAATCTTGAGATAGGAACGTTTAATGCTTTATAAAGTTTCTTTTGAAAATAAAGTATATCTTCTATGTCACCAAGATTTTGACCACCAGGTAGTGTAGATATTTCTGTTCCTCTACCACCTTCTCTGCGAGGAAGCCAATAATCTTCAAGCATCGACATGTGCTTTCTGTCATCTCGTATTTCACCTGTATTAGCATCATAAACTAATTTGTTACGATACTTGGTCATCAAATCTCTTAGATATTGTTCTGCTTTTAATTTAGGAAGATTACCTACATCAATATAAAAAATTCTTCTTTCTGGTGCCCTTGAAATACGATAAATTACAAGAGCATCTTCTAACATTCTCAATTGATTTAAAGGTTTAATTGCTTTATGAAGATAAGATAAGATCATCGATCTTTGACCATTTAACAAACCCGAATGTGTATACACAATCGCATCAGTTGCTATACGAATTCCAGAGGCGGCCTGACCAAATGTTGTGCTATATCCTTGTCCTTGACCTTTATAAAGTCCTTTTTCATTATATACAAAATATTCTCTGGTCTCTCTTTGCTGAGAACCATATGGTACTGTTCTTGGATCACCCTCTTTCTTTTTTGTCTCTCTTACTTTTCTTATTTTTCTAGGATCTAATACTTTAAGATCTTGTATACCTCTTTTTGGTTGTTTCTCATCGATAACAACATGATAATAACATCTACCATCTATGTACCATCTCTTAAATATATCAACACCTTTTTTATTAAAATCAAGAAGTCTTACAACTTCTCTAAATTCAGATTTGATTTTTTCTTTGATGTTGTCTGATACGTTAATATTATCTAAATTTATTCTAACAGGTGGAACTTCATGAGAAGTGACAATGGCTTCATTGACAATATCATCTACGGCGGCTTCAACTTCTGCTTGAAGAGCCATATCACGATATCTATTCACTAACTCAAATTCTGTCTTGATGGTCGCATCTGTGTCCAGATAAGTTCCGTACACACCACCTGATGAAACAGGTAATGCACCGTCCTCGTATTCTGGTTTAGCAAATGCTTGTAATGTTTTGGTGGGTTCTTGTTTTCGACCTATAGTAAAGCCAAACAAATCAATAGGCATAATAAGTTCCTTTGTGGGTGATATAAAAAACTTTTACAGTTCTTTATATTTATTCACCCACAAATTCAGAAAATCAATATTTAAGCAATAGCATTAGATGAAGATGGAGTACCTGAACCAGTGGCGGCAGTCCAATAATCATATGCGAAAGTTACAGTAAATTCCTGTATCGAATCGTTATCTCCCCAATCTAACGTTATTTCACTTAAATCTGTTGGAAACATATTTTGAAATGTATATGAACGAGTTGTGTTACCAGTTGTATTTTTTGAAAGTTGATGCACAGTAGCGGAAGCATAGTAACCTTTCGTTGCTGAGCCTCCACCAACTCTTCTATTTGCAGTATGCAAATTGATAGAATTCATCCATTTTTCCATAACTGATCTCACTTTGAAATCTTCATCATTAATAACAGTTACACTCCAATCTGCAAAAGTTCTGTTACCTGCAAACTTAACTTCTCTTCCAAAATATGGAACAACAACTTGACCTATTGTTGTACCTGGTATTGAAGTTGCTCTACAAAACATTTCAAAATCATCACCTGGTGTAAATTGACCAGCGGCGGCGGCAGTACCAAAAACAACTTTAAATAAATTTGGTCTAGCCCCATCATATGTCATAGCATTTTTAAAATTTGATACATTAAAAGCCATTTGTACTCCTTATATTGCGTTGACTACTTCAGAAAATTCAACTCCGGAAGCAACGGCAACAAAGTTGAGACTGATAAAGTTAATTGACCTACTTGGTTTGATGAATATATCGCCTCTAAATTCATTTCTATCTACAACTGCAGGAGGATTATTTGTGCTATCACAAATAACTTTAAAATCAAGTATACCTCTCCTTGACTGAACATCTCTCAAAAATGGTTCAATTTGAGAAACAAATTGGGCTCGTGAAAAATCATCATTAAATTCAAATAATGAAAATTGGGCCGCATTTGCAATTGCTTTTTCTAAAATAATGAAAAGTCTTCTTACATTAATTCTATCAAAAGCAGATGGCTTTGCAAGTAATGTTTTATCTCCAAACAATACTGTACCTTGTCCAGGAAAAGATACAACAGGATTTATACCTTTAACATATAAATCATCTCTGTTTGTTCTTGTAGGATCAAAAGCAAGTTTTGTAACATTTTTTACATTACCTCTATTAAATCCAGCAGGTGAGATGTATGGATTAATGTTATCTGCTGATGCACATAATCCCGCAATGTCACCATTCAAAGGCACGTATCTGAATACACCATTAAACCTATCGAGCATGTACTTATAGTTTCCATCCATGACACCATAACTTGAACTAGGTAATCCATTTCTTCTATCAACTGCGTTTGTAACCTCAGATCCTGTTTGATTAACTACATCTGAACTTTCTGGGGATATAAATGCTACACAATCTTTTCTACTTTCAGCAACTTCTTGAATAAGAAATGTTGCTAATGTATTAGATGCTTCACCTGATAGTAAAAATGAAATGTCAACTTTATTTGGATCGGTTAGTTCTTTCCATCCGATGATATAATCTGCATCGGATACGGTTGATCCGTTATTACCTCCAGAAAAACTCTCTGTAATAATACCATTTGCTTGTGTCAAAGCCCCAAAAGTTCCTCTAAACTGATTGTTTGCGAGAGGATTACCTAAGGCATTGAGTGATGATTCAAGAGTGCTACCCCAATTTAAACAAATTGTATTGTCTCCACCCTCTGAGGTTCTTACTACCGCATCACCTTCTCCTGCATGATCCCCCCATCTAATATAATTAGAATGATCATTTATATAATCTTTGTAATATATGCTTTCACCTGTTGAAGAAATAGCACCATTTGCAACTGACAATGCTGAATATCTTTCAAGAACTGATTTAGAAACTAATCTATTCGCTCCTCTTACATCCTTAGAACCTGTCCAATCTCCGTCTTCGTCAACTAAAATGACATGAATTTCATCATTTACATTTTTACTACCAGTAATTTTATATGCATAATCACTTGTTAAAGGTTCTTTTTCAAAGTCACTATTAAATTCCCATTCTCTACTGTATGTTTTATTTGCAAAGGATAAAGTAAAAGGTTCATCCACAGTTGCAAGTGTATCACTTGAAATAGTGACTATTCTTCTTTTGATGTTACCTGTTCCATCATTCATAGTAATAATATCACCTCTGTGTAATTGCAATTGAAAACGAGTATTAGTTCCTGATATTGTGCTTGCACCTGCGGTGCCATCGATAACACCCATCATATTTCTTGATGGTTCAGAAAATGCGGATCTTTTCATTCTTGTAATAGTAACTGTTGAACCAGAAGTCATAGAGGCGTCCGAATTTATAGAAGCGGTAAATGATGAACTATTTGTTACAGCCGTTACTATCGCAACCTCACTTGTTGTTTGATTAAGTATTACATCACCGATCTCTAATTGTTCATCAACCTTTCCAGCAGAAGCAGTTGTAGCAGTTACAGATTTATCAGATCCTACGGTAAAGGTTCCGTCCAATTCAATATCTGTATTAGGTGCCAAAGAAATTATATTGTCTTGCACCTGAGTATTTGCTCTTGTTGCTACGCATATTGAAGTTTTCAATGAATTGCCTAATGAACCGGCATGTTTTGCAATCCATGTTCTTCCGCTTGTTCCAGTACCAGATAATGATGCAGTATTTTGATATTCTGCATCATTTTTTACAAGAACTGCATTACCGTTAGATACTGCATTATTTGCTTCCGATGTATTAGCGGTACGAACAACTCTTAGTGTGTTAGCATAATTTAAAAAGTTTGCACCATTAAGCCAGTTTTGAAAATTGTCTCCATTTGGCTTACCGAAATTTTCTACCAGGCCGTCTTCAGAAGAAACAGTAACAATTTCGTGTATTGGCCCCCATTTTGAAATCATACACATCGCACCTTGCGATAGAGATGGAATAGGTACTCTTGTTGTTAAATCTATTTCTGCCGTTGCTACACCTGGGCTTACTTGAAATGCCATGTTTTTCTCCTGTGATTGGTGTATTTCGTATTACTATTTATTTTTTTATGATTTTTAGAGTAATTTTTATTTAGTGAAATATAAATATTATCATGAATAAGGCGATTGAAAGATTTGAAAAGAAAATTATAAAGACTGGTGATTGTTGGTTTTGGACTGCTAGTAAAACAAAACAAGGTTATGGTATGTTTTCTTATGAAGGCAAGTCAATACCAGCACATAGATTTGCATATCTTGCTTATAAAGGTGAAATAGGTGATAAGATTGTACATCAACAATGCAATAATACATATTGTGTCAATCCTGAACATCTCTATCTCACGACTAAAAGCGAGACAAGAGGTAAGTTTTATATTTTAAGAATTAATGAAGAAATGATTTTTAAGGAATCTATTAGATACCTAGAGAAACTTTGTAAGTTGAGACCTGACTTATGTAAACAAGTAGAAAAATTAATTACAGATATTAAAGATGCTACTAAAATACATAGAATTAATGAAGATAATCTGTAGAAAATCGTTTATCGA